TGAATACACCTATAGCAGTAATTACACCGCCGATAATTAAAATAATAGGACCCAAAGCAGCAGCAACTAAAGCGACAACAATTATTATTTTCCGCGCATTTTCGTCTAAAGCTTTAAATTTATCAACTAAACCACTAATAAATTCAATTGCTTTTAAAGCATATGGTAACAACATTTGACCAAATGCCAAACTTATTTCGCTTAATTTTCCTTGTACAATTCTTAATTGATTTGCAAAACCCCCAGATGTACGCTCAAAATCACCCTGTGCATCTGCTGTTTGTTTCATCAAATAATTATATCTCAGTTGAGTTTTTTCACTTGCTGTCATTTCTTTCCATGGTTTTTTGATACCTTTAGCAAGTGCGTAAGCTTCTAAATTAGCAACACTCATATCTATACCAAGTGCTTTCAATGGTTCAGTTTCACCAGCTATACCACTTCTAATTTTTTCCCATACCTCATCATGTGATAAATTATAAAATGAACTCATATCACCAGTTAATTCTACTAGTCGTTGAGACATATTTTTAGATGCATCAGCACTTACACCACTTGATTTAAGCATAGCACCCATCGAACCGACATATTTTTGACTTTCCAATTGTACTAAACCGTATTTATCCGCTAATGTCTTACTCCATGCTATAACTTCAGCACCTGATTTACCAAACGTAGTATTTACTACATTAGCAACCTCTTCTAAATCACTTGCTAACATAACCGATGATTGAGCAAGACCAATAATTGGTTTAGTGACTTTGTCAATTAAAGAACTCCCAAAATTACTAATGTTATTACCAGCGTTTTGCATTGAAAAACCAATGCTATTTATTTGATTCCCTACAGCTTCAGCACCTTCTAAAGAAATTGTACCGATTAATTCAAATATATTCATTTAGTTCACCCTTTCTACCAGGGTTTTTATGTGGTCATTCATATTCATACAATTATGTGGTATTTCTACTACCCTATAATTTAAACCTTCATATAAAATTATGTCATTTTTTTGTAATTCGAAATCATCACAATAAAATTTATAATATGTTTTTAATTGTAATTTACCATTAATCATTATTTCACCTGATTTTTTAGAACCTAGATAACCATTTATTGGTGTAGAAACATAAGTGTTATTTTGAACTTCATATTTAACATTTTGTGTACTTCCCAACGATCTCCACCGTTTACAAGCAATATAAGCACTTTCAAACATCTTCACCACTCCATTCCTGATAAAATGGTTTTCTAAATTGGTTAAGCCCACTAATTAATAATTTCGGATAACCTAACACTAAATCATTTTCATTAGTGTAACTATAATCATCTAATTTCTCTGATTTAAATAATGGTACAATCTTTTTTAATTGAAATTGGATCATCCTGCTTACAACTAATTGCAAAGCGACTGGATATTTAACTTTATAAATACAATAAAATTTTCCAGCGTTTTCATCAAATACACTATCTATCGGATTTAATGTGAAATATTCCGCATCAATTGCATCAATAGTAAATGTCTGGTTATTATGTGCGGTATCATATACCCGAATAGAATCACCAGCAATTAAATCATAACTTAAATTATCCTGTAATGTATTCCTAATTTTACCAGTTGAACTAATAAAACTTAATGTATTTTTATGTAAATAATTTTTAAACCTGAAATCTATATCTAAAAAATCATCATTACAGTAATGACAAACAGTTTGTTCAACAAGTGGTATAAGTACATCAATTAATGTGTCATAAGTAGTTGTAGTTATCTGTAATAATGATTTTAACCTAGTTCTTGTGATTATCATAAAATCACCTCATTAACTATATTATTAATTTTTTCTTTTTGTTCAATCTCATTTATTTTATTTTCTAAATTTTTAGCCCGTTTTATAATTTCTTCAGATTTATTTATTTTTTCTTTATCTGAATAATTATTTAAATGATTATCAATTGTAGTTTCTTTTATCATTTCTTTTTTATAATTTTCAAAAGTTATTTCTTTTCTTGAAATAATATACGAAGCCCACAACCGATCATCTAATATTTGCTTTTCTTGATCTTCAATCCTCTTTATACATTCCACATATAAATTATAACCTTTATCAAATTCACTATTCACCACATATTCAGCATATGTAAAATCATGGTAAATATACATTATTGGTTCAATATATTCTCTTTGGCTAAAAAATTTAGTTTTCTATTACCCATTGCCTTTTTTAATTTTTGGACAATGCCAGATTCAATCAATTCATCAATTATTATAATCAATTCATCTTCATCAATATCAAGAGCTTCTTCAACACTGATATTTTTATATGATGCTGCAAATTCATAAATTAAAGGCTCACAATCTTCATTATTCAGAATATACAACAACATACTAATACCCATTTCTTGTTTGTCTTTTTCTTTGAATATTTCCTTAAATTCTTCCTTTACTAATTTTGACAAAATATTTTTTATCATAAATACATGTTTTAATTTTAAATTTTTCATTCAATACACCCTTTCTATTCATCCGGATTATTTAAAATTCCTATTTGTACTAGACTAATTACAATTAATCCGGCAATCTTTGTTGCTGTATCTGCTTTTATAACATCAATAACACCCAATAATGTAAGTATAGTTATAATGTTACCAATAGTTGAAAGTATAACAACTTTATTTTTTAACCTGGTTAAAATTTTATTCATTCAAAACACCCTCTCTATTAATCACCCATTTTATTATACTCATTGTTAATACTAATTTTACAATTTATATATTTCATAAATTCATTATAATTATGATTTAATAAATTATATTTTGCTCTTAATGTATTATAATTTATATTTACAACTTTAGATAATTCCCTCATTGTATAAAGTTTATTATTATATTTGATAAAATTACAATCTCTTCTTTTTTCTTGTTGTTTATTAATTGTTATAAATTGACAATTACTTGGTTTATAATCTCCATCTGGTTTAATGCGGTCTATTGTTAAATTATCTTTGTAACCATTATCATTAGCCCAATCATGGAATTTTACAAAATCATTTAACCAGTCATCACAAATCTTTACATTTTTAGCACCATAATATTTATAATCATCATTATTTATATTGTAACATCGTGCTTTCATATCATGATAAATTTTATATAATCGTGTTTTAGATAAACCATGTGTTATATTTTTTTCAGTTCTTAATTTTTTTCTTAAACACCCACATGAATTAGTATTAATTCCAAATTTATATTTATCTACAACAACCTTTTTACCACAACTACACACACAATTATAATAAATCCTAGTCCTACCATTTTTCACAATTCTAAATTCATTAATTATTTTTAATTGATTCATAACATCACCTCTATATGATATTATATCAATCGACTAAAAGTATGTCAAATTTCGTAATCACGAATTTCAAATGGAGGTGTAGTAGGAGTTGCATAAGCATAATGCCCACTATATTGCAATTGACCAACTACACTAGCTTTTTCCTTAAAGTCTAATTCAATGTCACCATCCATCAAAGCATTTTTAACTATTATTTTTAAAGCTTTTCCGTCAAAGGCTTGCCCTATAAAAGCAACATTTGTTAAAACGTCTTCAGCTTCGACATTTAAATCAAATGTTATTTTTTGATATGTAGTCATGTCTGTAACTGTTATCGGTATACCATATCCAAGCGTATTATAATTAAGCTTTAAACAATTGACAATTAATCTTGGTATAAATATTTCAACCCTTTTAAGTCCTTTTGTCGGTCCGTATTTACCATCGTATTTAATATCAATAATTTTCTTTTCAATCTTAAATTGACTACCTCCATCAGTAGCCCCCAAAATTGTGTTATCAGTCCCATAATTAATATATACAACACCTTCACCAAGTTTAATATCATTTGCTAATGGGACTACCGGGGTAACAACACCATTTGCCATTTAAATCCCTCCTTTACATATGAATTATACATAATCCCTTATTTCCATTGGTGTCTCTGTAGGTGTGGACCTATCAAAATGTGCTATTAATTCTACAGAGTTAACTATGTTATCTTTTTCTTTTAAAGCTAAATCTAATTCCTCATTGTGAGCGACATTATAAAGAATTACAATAAATTGTTTACCGTCCATTTTAGTCCCAACTAAAGCAATATTATTATAATAATCAGTATCTACAATTTCCAAATCACCAACTATTAATTTATAATCCCCTGCATCTGTCATACTAAAATTGGCAGCCCCATTTAATGGGACAATTGTTCCTTTAGTTTGTGCCTGAACTAATGTGAGATCATCTACATAAAACGAAAGTGATCCAGATGGCGCACCGTTTAATTCAAATGAAACACCTGTTATGGCCGTCCAATCTGTACATGTTCCATTTTCTGTAAATGAACTCTTTGCAATTTTGAAAACATTCCACCCATTGACTGTAAAAGTCGCTTTGGCTATTGCATATGACCAATAATTTGTTTTAGTTAATTCTGCATCTTTATGAAATAATACTTTTATTCCAGTACCTAATTTCCCAGCATTTGTAGTATCGATATAAATTGCAAAACAAATGTAATCCGATGTAGAACTAACTTCACTGTTATCAAATACAGCTAAATTTTTTGACGATGCAAAAGGGTTATGTATACCATAAACAGTAGTGTCAGCTATACATTTAGCCGATTGATTACCTTCTAATACTATAGTGGTTTCAGCTGCATAAGTTCCCCCACCTTCAGCCCAATCTTTAGATTGCCATGTATCAGTTGACTCACAATTCGATATGATCTTTTTATTTTCATATTTTAAAGTTAACATTTCAGCAGTAAATTTACTGATAAATTCGGTAATTCTTCTTAATGGTACTCCATTGCTGTCAAGTTGATGACCATAAGCACCATCAAATTTTACATTTTCAAATTTTCTCATAACGTTAACTTTTACACCACCAGATAAAGCACCTAATTCAAATTCATCCGGCATATCGAAATTTGCAATTAATTTAGCGTCCCCCAAAATTACGTCTTCTACATTTGGGACTGTAGGAGTAACAACGCCAGTTGCCATTTAAAATCCCTCCTTTTAATAATGTTCTATCATGTATCTTTGATAATAATGATATACTCCAAATTCCGGATCAGGTATTTCACCATCATATTGACAATATGATTTAAAACAACCTTCACTTTCTGATTGGTAACCACCGTGTAAAGTCGCTTTAACAGCAGCAGCAGCAGCCAGAACGATATCACTATTTATACTATCATATTCAGATACACTAAAATAATCTATTTCAAGTATATTTTGCGTTTTAATTAATGTGTTATCACCATCATATGTGGGATATTTAATGATGATATAATTTACATCCGTGTCCGATACATCCCCACGATTAGAGAATACTTTAATTGACACTGCATTATCTATTCTTTTTCCTACATATTCTTTAAGTTTGCCAAAAGTCAATTAACTCATCCCCCTTTTAAAAGCATTTCCCATAATTTGTTTTATTTCTGTCAAATGATTCATAACAGCAGGTTTCATGAATGGTTGTCCTACCCATTTTCTAGTTCCGAACTCATTAAATATTGCATAAGCAACACCTTGATCATTTTCAACATCATTAATCAAAGCTAATTCATTCCTAACAATCTTAAATTTACAATGTCTTTGTAATCTTAATGTCCTTTTAGCGCAATAGGTTTGCATTTTATCCACACAAAAACTACCAACATTTTCTAAAGCATTAGTTTGATTAGCATTTAATTGACTCATAAATTTTCCGGACCTGTTTACAAATCTAACCATTATTAATCACCACATCACATCATACTATTTCTAAATAAATTTGATTCATTACTTTTGAGTATTCTTCCATTGAAAAATACCCTTTTGCCCGTTCACTTATTTTATCCCTATATATCAAACCATTATCATGGTCTTGTTTAAACTTCAAAAATATTTCCAAAACATTATCAGGTGCCGGGTAATATGTGTAATAATTTGCTATTTGTGTTAAAGCCCCGGTTTCCTGCATAACAGGACATCCACACAACATAGCTTCACCTACAACCCGATTAACTATCCGATTAGGACACATTATTAAATCAGCTGCCCGGTAAATGTGATCCATATTTGTAACTCTTCCATATACATCACCTAACGCCCCTAATTCCCTTAAAGAATTAAAAATAGTTTCCCAACAATGTTTGATAGGTTCTTCAACTGCAAAGAAGTGAAACTTAACCCCCTTCACTTCCCTTGCAATTTTTAAACAAGCAATCGCAGTTTCAAACATGTTAATATCTTCCCGAATCGAGTCACATATTACAATATTGTAATCACCTTTGTTTGTAAATTGATAGGTTTCGCCTGTAGGTTGAAACCTATCACAATCTATAACCGGGTATTTCAAAACAAGGTCTTTTTTAAAAAATAAATGTCTCCAATAATCATAATATGTATCCCAAAAATATAGCATTTTCTTAGTTCGTGGCCATTGAGCAATATACTCATATAATGAATAACTACCACCATTACCCTTTTCTTCAGGACGAAAACAATCAAGCGGTTTTCCATGAACTACACATATGACCGGAGCTTGTGTTTTTACTAACCATCTATCATTAATACCTGTATGCATAATTACAATATCAGCATCCATTAAAATATCAGGATGAACGGTTGTTATTTTAAAACCGTTCCTATCATCAGTTTGACTGATTTGACCTTCAAAAGTTTCATTTCCATTACTACCCCCACCGTCAACCGTATAAACTTCATGACCTCCAAATATCGTATCAGCTTTCATCATATCCCTAGATGCTTCATATAATCCGCACCTATTTGGTGCATATGTAGTTATATGTACTATTTTCATTCAAATATATCTCCTTATTATTAAGTCGTTACTTTACTATCTACTACTACCAATAAGCTATTTATAGCAACTAAAGCAGTAGATAACACTGCAACTTTACTATTGACCGCTGAAATAGCTGTTGAATTATCAACAATTTTACTATCAGCAGTAGCTAAAGCAGTCGAAACTACAGTTATTTTACTATCAGCAGTACCTATAGCTGTAGAATTATTAACTATTTTACTATCAGCAGTAGCTACAGCAGTCGAAATTATAGCTATTTTACTATCAGTTACAACATGTGCTGAAACAACCTTACTATCAGCCGTTGCTACAGCTGTCGAAACTACAGTTATTCTACTATCAGTTACAACATGTGCTGAAACAACCTTACTATCAGCAGTTGCAACCGCTGTCGAAACTGTCCCGACTCTTGTCGCAGTCGAATCAACCTTACTATCAGCAGTAGCTACGGCTGTAGAAAGCACAGCTATTTTACTATCAGTTACAACATGTGCTGAAATAACCTTACTATCAGCAGTAGCTACGGCTGTAGAAAGCACAGCTATTTTACTATTAGCGGTTGAAATAGCCGTTGAATTATCAACTATTTTACTATCAGCAGTTGAAACTCGTAAACCAGTACTATCTACAGCAGTCGCCACGTCTGCCACCGCAGTGGCAGCACTTTCCATTGTACTAGCAGCTGCAACCATGCTAGATGTAGCCGTAGATTGATCAGCTACTAAAGTCGATAATGTCCCGGTGGCTGTATCAATGTCACTTGCAGCCGAATTGATTACTGCCAACCTTGATTCAATTGCTGACAGTCTATCAGTTAAAACACCCATTTGCGCACCTCCTATAAAGTTTTAATTGTTCTAAATACAAAAAGTTTTAATTTTTTTAATCTATTTATTAAATTCCGGTTGTTTTTCTATGAATATATATTCCATTTTTCTTATTTTTCGGAATAAACAAATCATGGTAACACCTGATCGCTGCCCTCCATGCATCTTTTGTTTGATGTGATTGAGGATTAATCAATTTAGGGATCAAATGTTTAACGATTGCAATTATTGATTCCCTTCTAACAATTGCAAAGTTAATATAATGCCCACCTACAGCATAACCATTTGTTGCTGAAAATGTTGGGACGGTGCTAAATCTTGATTTTGGCATTTTATAAATTGGCATATTATCAAAACTTGTAACATTTCGATTAATATCCGTTCCAGGTGCTGTAACCAACCTAGCGTTAACATCCGTACCACCATTTTTAATCAAATTATACATTCCATTAGACAAGAATAATAACCTACCTTCTTCAGGTACTTCATTATCGTCCATTGTTTCACTTGCTGTATCTATAGCTGAAACAAGACCTGAACCGGTTGTTAAATCAGCATTTGCATCAGCAGCAGCCTTAATATTATACATTTTATACCATCTGTAGGCATCTATTTCAGGTACTACAGATTGTCTATAAAATTCAGATGCTAATTCAGCTGCCGTTGTTTGTGCTTCAACTTCATCCATCAAATATTCAATAAAGTTCGTTACACTTTACCCGTTCTTTTATGAACTGCTATATATTTCTATATAGTTTGGACTATATCATCATCCTAACTTCTTAGGAGTAACCATTTCGAATTCACTTGAATCCTACGTACCATGTACTAGTCTCTGAACATTTTAATTAATATATTTCCATCTATATTTATAACAAATTTTTCGTTTCCCCCTTGCCACCGCTCGTATACATTGTGCTAAAATATTTATTTTTTTCTTATTTGCAAAATGTTTATTATTTAACCATTCAGCAGCCTTAAAACTGGATTCAAATATCATTTGATATTCAATACATTTTACTTTTTTAGTTTTGATTTTATTTAATGTATATGTTGCATGTAGCATTTGTTCATGTGGGGTATACCATTCTAAATTATAAACTCTATTATCAAGTTTATTTCCATTTTTATGATTAATTGTAAATTTATTTTCTTCGTTTTTTATAAATGTTTCACTAACTAATCTATGGACCATTTTATTAAAAGCTTTGTGATTAGTATCAGGTTTATATAAAACAACATTTAAATAACCATTTTTATTAATATGTTGTTTAATAATTTTTTCAACAACTAATCTATTTTGTTTACCAAATTTCACAACTCTATTTAAACTTTTAATTCGTCCTAAATTACTAACTTGATAACATCCTTCAAAATCTTTAATATCTTTCCAAATTTCCACAATTTTACTCCTTGTAAAATCTATTATATTAATTAAATTTGCTGCTGATTACCATATCTTATAGACTTAGGTTTCCAGCAATTAGATAAACTCTAATATATGTTACCATATATAACGCCATGGTTTAATTTATAGCGTCAAAATCAAACATTTTACCACGATCCATAGCAAATGTATGTGATTCCCAATTTACTTCAGCAGTAGTATCATCATAACCGTTTGCTCTCGAATAAGTTGCCAAACCTTCGGCTATAGCTAAACTCCTAGTATATATTACTTTAGGATTTCTTTCATCAGGTCTAACAGCATCCGCGTTTGCTTCTAAAACACTTGTCATAGCCATTTTTTTATACACTAAATCAAGTAATTGCAAATATGCAGCAGTGTATTCCATTGACATTTAAATCACTCCTTTATTTTTATTAACCACTAACTAAGTGGTCAAATTTTCCAGTCCAATCCATTCCCTCACCATTATCATTATTATCATTGTTATTCTGGTTTGGGCTTGTTGGTTTAGTTTTAGTTTTAGTTTGCTTAATTGTAAACATGTCAGTGTAATCAGTTTTTAAACCTTTCAACACATCACCCCAACCAACTAAATTATCACCATCTAAACTTATTTTTTCTAAGTCCACATTTTTTAATAATAATGCTGGATATTTTGCCCCTTCTTTAAGCAATTCATTTTCAAGTTTAAATCTTTTAGTAATATTAACCAGTTCTTTATCTTTATTTGACAATTTTTCGGTATATTCGGTATTCAACGTGTCATATTTTCCTTTTAAATCAGCATTTTCACCGATAAGTTTTTCAGTATCTTTTATTTTAGCTTCATAAGTTTCATTTTTTGACACCGCTGTTTTATACTTGTCATTGACTTCATTGAACCGGGATTTTGGTATGTAACCGTCTAAAAAATCAAATTCATTTGCTTTTAATCCAGTTGCTAATATTTGGTTGTAAAGTTCCTCACCGATTTTTGCTTTTATTCTTTCTGACATTTCATTTCTCCATTCTCATTTTACCGTGTTTAGTCACGAAATTTTATTATAATTTAACGTCTTTCGACGATTTTATGTATTGTTATTGTTATTATTGTTCGTATCATTAATTTTGTCGTTAATATTATTATTAAACAATTTACTTTGATTTTCAATGTTTTTCGCTGTCTCGTCTTCAATTAATTTCATTTCTTTTTTAACGTCCGTAACATATGGATGTATACTCAATGCTGTCTCTAATGATGTTAAATCCTTTGATGCTACTGCATCGGCAATAGCTTCGGATTTATTAAATATCATTGACCGGTTTAACTCAATTTTTGAATCTAACGAAATATTATAAAATTTATTAAAACATTTAATAAAATCTTGATAAAATAATTTTAATTGTTTTTCACATGCATTTGATTTCATATCTAAACCACTATATCTACTTTCAATTACTACATTGGTAATATTTCCATCCCCTATTTTATGTGGATCAAAACCCTCACCAATAAAGAAAATTGCATCTTTCAAAGTCTCTAGTATCAATGCTCTTGCTTCTACAGGTATTTCAATATTCATATAATCAATATCGCCATCATTAGGAATACCAACACCCTTGTATATTTTCATTTGGCGCATAGCTTCTTGAATTGCTTTTGAATCTCCGGTAAATCCTTTAAATTTTGCAATAGCTTCTTGGAATTTATCAATGTTATCAATCAAACCTGAACTAATATTTGAATACATGACTATCAAACATTCAATATCTTCAATATCACTAAGCCGTTCCCTATTATTCCACATCGGAATAAATGGGATGAAAGGAAAATTTTTGTCATTTTCTTCTAATATTTCACCTTGATAACTTATTTCTTCGGTATAATGTTTATTAAAAACATTATCTGATATTTTATCTTTCTTTAATTTCATAGTGGTAACACCATTTTTGTCCCAATTTTCAATATAAATTGTATCTTTATCAATATAATAATACCTGATAATTTCAATTATATATTTATTATATTTGTCATAAATTGGTATTATTTCATTAAATGATACAACCACCCAATCAAGCTTATTTTCAGTGTTAACAAAAAAATGCAACCATGAAACACTGTCTATACTAGTATTTAATACTAATTCTTCCAACATAGTTGTTAATACTATATCAGTAAAATATTGATTTTTAGTTATAGTTGTATCTTTAGCCAACATATAATTTATTTTCTGTTTAATTAATATTTTAAACCAATTAAAATATATATTTGTACCATCATTGATCTTTATCGTTTTTATTTCGTTATTAGAATCGACAATATCTTTTAATTCTGATTTTTTAGAAATAGAACCTTTTTTATTATAATATTTTCGACCTAACATTTTTGATTTTTTCTCAATATCTTTTTTAATGAGTTCTATTAATTGATTCTCATTCAATTTTTACACCTCCTAATAATATACGTGTCGTTATTTAACCCAAGTCCATTGTTTACTCTGAATAATATCTTCTAAAGCATACCTTACACTTGCCGATCCATCCGGTTCTTGTGGGTATTCTTTTATTATTTTACCATTTTTATCTTTCTTAAATTCATATAATAAAAAATCTTCGGCAATGTTTGGAGTCCTTCTTTTATCAATAATAATTTTAGCCCTGTCAGCTAACCACTTTATACCTTGCTCTTTACTTCCTTTACCTTTATGGGTTTTTATTAAATTAAGTCCCAATATTGATAACTCATTAATTAAATTAGGGTTTTCATTATCCGCTCTAATTGGGAATCTACCAGCCATATCTAATATATAACCGGCTAAAGTTTGATTAGTTAGTCCAGGACTGTAAACTTCTTCAGTTATATAAACCCAATCTTTTCTATCATCATAATACACTCCACTATAACATGTTGAATGAACATGTCCAAAATCTAAACCTCTTTTTAATTGAGTCATTTTTGAAAGTTCATCGTCTGTAATTGTCCTAATTTCTACATTTGGATAAATTTCAATTCCTTCCCCGACTACTTCACCCATATACATATGATTATACATTCTAGGATTAATTTCTTTTATAATTTTAGCTTTTTCCAGGAATATTTTACCCAAATATTTTTGCTGTAAATCTTCAGGTAATTGGGTATACTTTGACTCGTGTACAAATCTATCTTTCACTTTTTGTCTAATTAATTCATTAACCCAATTTGATTTTGATGGTGGTGGATTATATGTGAATAATGCTTGACCTTGGTCCGATCCAGACCTGAATAATGATTGTATTATTGATAAAACTTCTTCATAACCGAAAAATTCGGTTATTTCTTCAAAAATGGCAAATCTTAAATAACCTTTTTCAAATTTAATTCCTTTAATTTTTTCGTATTCTTTTTGGTTTGCACAACCACCAAAGATAATTGTCGATTCTCCACATGTAAACATTAAAGGTGATTCCTTTGATTCCCAATATTGTCTAACACCTAAAATATTCATTGCCCACAATACATCATTATAAATACTTTGCCTTATTGTATCTTTAACTTTTCTAAGTGCTATCATGTGGGGAATATCACCCGTTTTGATAAGCTGCATCATTTTAGCTATGGAATATAAAAAAGCGAATGAAGTTTTTAAACTACCACGGCCACCAGCAAACCAATATTCAAAATGATCATGTAATTCCAAATCCATTGTAACTTTTTTGTAACAATTTGGAAATCTTATTTGATTTGGTTTTATACTAAGTTTATTCAATTTGCTTCACCTCTTCTTTATCGAATACAAATTGAATATTTAATTTATCATCAATATTAATTTTAGAACCAACTTTTTCAAAATATCTTAATAATACACTGGCTACTTTTCCACCATGTTTCAAATAATCAATATCATGTTTCATCCGGTCACAATACCGCATTTGGTCAAATAAATAATCTAATACTTCACCAACATTACCGATTTTTGACACATTAGTTTCAAAGTCGTGTTCTAAATTAAATAATATTAAACATTTTTGTGCCCCTTCATTTATGTTTTTAAAATCTTCAATATGTCTAGACATGTAATTAAGGCCCGTGTAATGAAGTTCCCTTAATTCGTACGTTGTTAAATCTTCTAATTTTTTTTCTTTAATATATCCACCAATACCGATCATATAACAAGCAATAACATGATCTTGGTATTGTTGATAAGCATGGTAAAATTGCCTATAACTCATAATTTAACAACTTCTTTCCTTTCTTTTTTCCGACCTTCTTCAACTGATATATTTTTACAAATAAGCTTTTTTAGTTGCTGAAACGTTTTAGGTTTTTTGATCACATAATCACCCCTTTCTAATTTCAATTAGAAAGTGCTTACACCTAGCATGAAATAATTCACTGGTATTTTCACCAACCATTTGTAAAGCTTCATCCCTGGTTAATCTTTTACCTTCCCATGGCTTACATTTTTCACATGCAGTTAAATTTTTAGACACTTCGAATTCAGAATCATCTTTACTACCATCTAAAACCCCATACCTAACCAATTGATTATTAACATTGGTAAAATACATATTAGAATATGTTTCAATATTCCATTGACCATTTTTACCAGTGAAGCCATGAAATCCCCTTTCAGCAATTTCATTTAATATTTTTTGTTTCTGAATAGGATCTTTAGTATTTCTTAGTTTCGTCAAAGTCGTGTTATAATCTTTAACTGCTAATTTTTGCATGTTCATAATATCATTACGATATTTAATTATAAGATCTTTAGCCGATGAAGACAATAAGTCCCCACCGGCTTCTTTATATACATTTATTAAGTGATCTTCTTGTATCTTCATAAATGTGTCATTATTTAATTTAGCCTTAAAAGCAAATATTTTTTCTTGTTTTAAATTATTTAAGGCTAAATCAGTAACTTTGCTGTAATATTGGATAATATTGTTTAGCATATAATCCATTATTTTTCCCCTTTGACACAATTAATTATTTTATTAATAACACCATATACATTTATATTTTGATTTTGTAACTTATCAAATTCCGTAACATATGTAGTTGACCATTTTGAAACTTTATTGAGATAATTAATAACTATTTCTCGTTCCCCAATTGGTGTAGGTGTGACAGTTTCAATATAAGCCATTCCAAAATAATCGTAAATACTTTGCGCAATTGCTTTTGCAATGCTATCACGTTTAGATAAATAATCAATTACATCTACACTATTATCATGGAACATGATTTCTATAAGACAAGCAATTGCAGTTGTGTCCCTTGTTTCAGCTAAACCCTTCGTATATAATACTGTATCCGCATGAACTCCCCTGTCAGATGATACAGTTAATGGTGCTACTGCATTATATACTTTTGATGCTAATATAAACCCATTTGCACTATAAACCGGATAATTTGAGTAATAACATTCCGTACCTTTGCCACCACCTGCATTTGAATGTAAAGCAACGTGAATATCGGGTTTTTTAGAATTTGAATCATTTATTGTTGATTGTAAGGTCATACTAGCATTATTCCTATAAATACCAATATCACCTTCACCCTTATTGATATAATGTGCTACTAAGTCCGCTAATTCCTGCATATTTTTTTCTTCAGTACCATAGCTGGCAACACCTATATTTTGATCTTGTGTCGAACCACTTAAATATACTATTTTCATTCAATTATCTCCTTAATTATTATTTTAAATTTGAATAGATAATACCTAACAATGTTAACAATGATGATACTAAAACACCCATTAACCAACGAGTATTATATTTAATTGTCTCTTTAATGTCTTTTATTTGTTCAGTTGTGTCAATCTGTTTTTGCTCTAGTTTTGCGATCTTTTCAATTTGTTTACAAACTACATGTTCGCCAGCCATAAGAATATACCTCACTATTTCATTATAATAAAAGTATATCATATATAAATATGATATACTCTAAAAATTTTATTAATTTGTCGAATTTTTATTTATATATTACATCAGCTAATTTTTTACAACCTATAACCAAAAACATAAGAATAATTAATGATCCACCAATTACATATAATATATGTTCGCCTTCTCCAGTTTTTGGCAATGTATTTATTGAAGTTGGTTTTATTGTATTGCTAGGTTCAATTGATGGTTCATTGCTAGGTTCAATTGATGGTTCATTGCTAGGTTCAATTGATGGTTCGCTGCTAGGTTCAATTGATGGCTCACTGCTAGGTTCAATTGATGGTTCACTGCTAGGTTCAATTGATGGTTCACTGCTAGGTTCAATTGATGGTTCACTGCTAGGTTCAATTGATGGTTCACTGCTAGGTTCAATTGATGGTTCACTGGCAAAAGCCGATGATGACATAATTAATAATAATATTATAACTGTTATTAAAATTGTTAATTTTTTCATTTAAATAATTCCCTCTTTCTTTTAAATTTATGTGATTGATCTTATATACCAAGATCATTTACACCTTGTTCAATTATTTTTAACATATGATTAAATGTTAAATTACATGTATTTGCAAACATATGGACGGCAATTAATAAATATTTTCCTTCTAATGTTCTTGTATCAATATTTTCAAATTTTAAGCTTTCAACCTTGTTTGATAATTCACCAAGCAGTTTATCATTACAATAAACCTCTACTAATTTACTATCAGTTGAACATGGAGCGGACATTACACCATGTATATTTATACATTCAATTATTTCCCGGTTAATTATATTATAATCATATCGAGGGTCTTCGAAATCTAATTGCCCAATTTCAAAACAGGCATGGTCCTTAAATTTTTGATGACAAGTTGATACTCTAAAATCGTGTTGAATTATTATTTTACCCCAACCAATTGCTTCTTTTTTATCTGAATAAATACAATCCGAATCTTCCCAAGATCTTTGGTCAAACCTAATAAGCCATTTATCTTGATAAATTTTATCAGTTAAGTCCATTTTTATCACCCTCCAACTCTGGAAAAAATAATATCTTTTTTCTAAATCCCTTAAATTCTATTTTTCCTTTTTCACAAATATTTTTTATAATTGCTATAATTGTTATTCTCATTAATTCAATTTCTTTTACTTTTCCATCACCGTAAAATTTGCTTTGGAACATATATTCCCTTACCATTAAACAATCATAGGCAACTGTATAATAAAATTTTTCATCATCATTATCAAAATCTTTATATACTTGAGTATCAATTACTTTATTCCATAAATCTGGTAATGTTAATGCTAATTCAGCAGTAAACACTTTTTTATAATCATTTTCTTTTATACCTTCTTCACGTCTTTTTAACATTTTATCAATCATCTTTTTTCAACCCCTTCACAATATCCATTAAATCAAAGTTTTCATCAGTATTATTCAAATAGGTAATTAAAATGTCTAATTCATCTATTAAATCCGGTAAAGCTAAATCCTCATAATGATATCTTTTCCATACACCTTCATTTTTAAATTCCCAAATACCATCGTGAAATCTATTTATACTAAATCCCGTGCAAACTATTTCTTTATCATATTTTTTAATTATATTTCCGATAATAATTAACACTAATTTCCTTAAACTTGTTTTCATCAATTTAACCCGATCTTATCAGCTGCATAATTAGCATCTTGATTACTATACCCATCAAATTCCAATTGCTTAATTAAACCCACCCTTGAAAATGACATAAAACTTAAATAATTTTTTGCTGCTTTAACTGCATTTTTTTGAGATAGTGTTTCTATTGGTGTTTCTATTGGTGTTTCTATTGGTGATATTTTAATATTTGATTTAATTGCCTTGTCAGACGTGTTTTTATAATCATTACCAATTGAAGCTAATACCCCTATCACTCCCACAAAACCTATTAATCCTATAAATAAAATACAACAAGCTAATATTATTAATTTTTTCATTTATTTTCATCTCCTTTATCACCTTTTTGAAATAAAATTATACAATGTTCTTGCTTGGTCCATAACATTAATTGATTCATCATCAATTTTATCTTTAGTTAAATTACTTTTATGTGATGTAATACTAATTGAATTTTTAGTATCTGATCCATTAGTATAAGTGACCATTAAATAATTTATAGTTAAATCAGATACAATTATTTTTTCATCACCTTCACATAAAATATTTAATTTTTCTTGTAACTCTTTTTTTCTTGTAATACCACACATATCACAAGCGTTTCCAAAATAACAATCTTTACATTCTAACATATCATTTAGATTCATATTCAGTCCCTCCGTTTTTAGAAGGTTTACACCATTCACAAGGTGTGTCAAGTGTTTTACAACCACCATACAAACAATTTTTACAATCTTGATAATTCATTCAAAATCGACCTCCTACATATTCGCTTTAAAATAGCCTTTATTTTAATGTGATATTCATTTGATCTAATTATACCTTTTTGATATCTTCGTTAAAATAAAGGCTATTTTTTATTAAATCTATGTATCTATTTAAACTTTTTTAAAGTCGCTCGTCTCTTACCAAAATGGATTGTTACAATAATCCATTTTATTATTTATAAAAATATCCCATGCTATACAATAAGCATGTTCTAAATCAAATAAATTCCATTTATGTTCAATCGGATTCATGACGCAATATTTACCGTTTTTCTGTTTGGTTATAGTAATATATTCATATCTATCATCATATTCGATCTTTAATACCAGGTTACCCCTGGCATTTTCATAAAACGCTGCTTTGAAATTTTCAAAATCCTCATCTTCTTGTTTCTTAGATTCGTCTTTATAATTAAAATTATCTTCAAAATCATTTTTTTCACCATTTTGTTTATAAGCATCATGGAAACTATCCCTAAACTTATCTTTTGCCGATTTTTCAAATTTAGGTTTAATGTATTGTTCATACATCCTAATAAATAAATTTTGTAAACCCCATATTTCACTTAATTCTTGAGCTTTATTTAATGCGTTTTTTCGTTCAGTAGGATTACTATCATTATATTTTTCACTTGCTAACATTATCAAAGACCTTATTTTATTTGATCTTCTTTGATTATCTGCCATCTTGATCTCCTTTCAATACTCAATATTCAATATTCAATTATTCAATAATCAATTTAAAAAAAGGGGTGGGGAGTTTGGAAATTTCAAAACCTTCTCCCCTTATGAACAAATTGTTTATCTGTTTGTTTATGGTTATTTATTTAAATTAGGTGGGAAACCACCTAAATAAATATCTTAAAATGGTAGTTCGTCTTCTTGATTTTCTACTTCTTCAAAATCAAAATCAGCTTCAACATTAACCGCTGATTTAATCTCAATATCAGATTTACCAAGGACTTGAACACCATGTAAATAAGCTGTTATTCCCTTACCATCATTATCATAAGGAGATAATGACATTGATACACGTCCCCAATTACCATTGATATCTTCATCATTTCCGGTAAATGGTTGCTTCTTCCCATCAATTACTTTAATATCAAACATAGAACTAGCTTTAATAAAATAGTAACCTCTTGCAAATTCCGCATCTTTCCCTTTTTCTTTTTGTTCGTCTGCATATTCATCCCCATCCTTTAAAGGATTGTGATCTTTTTTTCCTAGTTTATTTTGCTTCCACATATCAAGTAGCAATGCCTTAATTTTTTGTCCTTCAGGTCCATCCTTCTTAAATAATGCGTTAACACTATAAGTCTTTTTGTTTTTCCACTCATATAATTTAGTTATATGTGGATACATTAGATATATCTTTCCAGTTACATACTTTGTCTTTTCGTTAGCCATTCAAAATTCCACCTTTCAATTTTTCAATTTTTCAATTTCTTAACTATACTTAATATGATATAGTAAATTTTACAGTATGTCAATACTTTTTGAAAAATAATTTATATAAGAATAAACCACATAATCTATGTGGTTTATTCTCTGTCAGTTAAAAATAGAACTCTCATTCTTTGGAACAATTATATTTTATAAAATGAGAATGCTTTTGTCCATGTGGGAATTTATGTGATGAAATATAAACGAAAAATTTCCAAATGACCTTCAAAAAAGTAATAGGAGAGTAATAACTTAAAATGGTAGCTATTACCTCTGAAGTCCTTGGTATTACTTGCGGTAATAGGAGGTAATAGCGGAATCGACTATAAAAACCACCCTTATATATGTTTTTTTTCTATATATATATATATCTTGTTATTATTTTTAAAGAAGAAGCTATTACCCTATAACCTTTCTACTAATAACTTGAAAGTAGTTATTACTGAGTTATTACCAAGCTATTACCAAGCTATTACCTTTTGATTGATTTTACAAATATATTCAATTAAATTACAAATCTTTGAAAAAACGAAAAGGAAATTACTCCCTGGGAGCAAATTTCCTTTTCTGGAAAAATA